TTACCGCAGCATGAGGAGTCACTGATGACAATTGCACAAAAACTGGAACAAAAAGGCGAAGCCAGAGGTGAGGCCAGAGGTGAAGCTAACGGGCTAAAGAAAGGTAAGTTGGAAGTTGCCCGAACTATGTTTGCCAATGGTCTTGACCGTGCCACAGTAATGAAAATGACCGGTCTAAGCGAAGAAGAACTGGCACAAATTTGCCATTAAGTTGCTAGCTAAATCCCTACTTTTAACAGGCGATGTTGCCTTAAACGTCGTCTGTTTGCGCTGTTTATTACCCCTTTCCCTTTTTATTTCTTACTCTTTGTTGCCTCATCCATCTTTAACGCATCACCACGATAACCCCCTATTTTTCCACAAAAAATGTTTGTCCTAAAGTGACGTTGGTTGATTGCACGGCAGAACTTCGCTGGGCTATAGTCACGCCGCAGCGGCAAAATCCGCTGTCGGGTTTGGAACCCCGGAAATTACCAAAGCGCACGACCGTAGACACGGCTATTATGTGCGGGCACAGTGACACCTGTAATATGCAAGAAACGGTGAACTGGGTGGGGGCATCGCAAGATGCGCCGGGTTCTTTGGTAACCGGTAGTTCCAACCTCGCTCAGTTCACCACCCATAAAGAGATTGGAACCTCAAGGTGGTGATTAGTCCCCCTACCAAAGAGGTAGTCATCATGGATCTGACGACTAAACACCTGTCATTATTTACCTGCACTATCGTTGCTATTCCCACACCTGTTTCTTCATCTGCCCCTCTGCTGCTGGAGGTGCGCTATGTACGATGACACTCCCCTCGAAGTAGAAGAACTTATCGATCACTGCCGTGCGCTGATTTACGCCATCGTCACTATAGAACGAGCTGATGCTAAAGAAGTTCTTTCTCTTATTTTGTGGCAACAAATTGATGCATTACGCAGTACTTATCTGCGGGATAGCGAGGAGCCACTCGAAGTAGTGTACGCCCTCTAACACAACAGATAGGTCACCACTGGAACGGATTTATTGACAGTGAACCTATCCGCAATAGCCTTGAAGCTGTAGGAGTTGAGCTGTAAATACAACGATATTTAAGGGTTATACTGCAAAAACCGGCTACAGCACGGCACACCAATCCTTGATTGGCATAATACTAATATTCGTGATGTAGTCGGTTTTCATGCAGATAATATCGCTGATCTGCGTATCTGGTTTTTTGTGTCATCCCTCACACAACCCCCATCACCTGCCCCACGCGTAATTATCCGGCATCATAGTATCCGGCATCATAGCGAATGAACGCTTAACCGGAGAAAACCGCATGTCTGCAACCGATTACCACCATGGTGTGCGCGTCATTGAAATTAGCGAAGGCACTCGCCCGATCCGCACTGTCAGTACGGCGGTGGTCGGGATAGTCTGTACCTCCGATGATGCTGACGCCACCCTGTTTCCACTTAATACCCCGGTATTACTCACCGATGTGCTGGCCGCCAGCGGCAAGGCCGGTGAAACTGGTACCTTAGCCCATTCACTGGATGCCATCAGCGACCAAACCAAGCCCGTGACTATTGTTGTCCGGGTGGCGCAGGGTGAAACCGAAGCCGAAACCACCTCCAATATTATTGGCGGTTCCACGCCCGATGGCCGCTATACCGGCATGAAAGCGCTGTTAGCGGCGCAAGGTAAGTTTGATGTTAAACCGCGCATTTTGGGGGTGCCAGGTCATGACACCAAAGCGGTTGCCACTGAACTGTTTGCTATTGCTCAGAGCCTACGAGCTTTTGCCTACATCAGTGCCTATGGTTGCAAAACCAAAGAAGAAGCCATTCTCTACCGCGATAATTTCAGCCAGCGTGAAGCGATGGTGATTTGGCCGGATTTCCTCAGTTGGGATACCGTCACCAACGCCGAAACCACCGCCTTTGCCACTGCCCGCGCCCTCGGCTTGCGCGCCAAGATTGATAATGATGTTGGCTGGCATAAAACACTGTCCAACGTCGGGGTGAATGGCGTCACCGGTATTAGCGCAGATGTGTTTTGGGATCTGCAAAACAGCGCCACCGATGCCAATTTGCTTAACAGTAAAGACGTTACCACCCTGATCCGCAAAGATGGCTATCGCTTCTGGGGTTCCCGCTCCTGCTCTGATGATCCGCTGTTTACCTTTGAGAACTACACCCGCACCGCACAAGTGTTGGCTGACACCATGGCCGAGGCCCATATGTGGGCCAACGATAAGCCACTGACACCCTCGCTGGCAAAAGACATTATTGAGGGCATTCGCGCCAAAATGCGTGAATTGAAATCATTGGGTTATCTGATTGATGGCGATTGCTGGTACGACGATAGCGTAAACAATAAAGACACCCTCAAAGCGGGCCGCCTGTTTATTGATTATGACTATACGCCAGTGCCACCACTGGAAGATTTAACCCTGCGTCAGCGCATCACTGATCGCTATCTGGCTAATTTCGCCGCCGCCGTTAATAGCTAAGGAGCTTAATTATGGCCTTACCACGCAAACTTAAGTTCCTGAATGTATTCAATGACGGGAACAGCTATCAAGGGGTGGTTGAGTCCATCACCTTGCCAAAATTAAACCGCAAATTTGAAGAGTTTCGCGGCGGCGGGATGAACGGCAGCGCTAAGGTCGATTTGGGGCTGGCTGATGGCGCACTAGACGTTGACTGGACACTGGGCGGTATTGAGTCCGAGATCTACAAGCAATGGGGCGTCACCAAGGTCGATGGTGTGTTACTGCGTTTTGCGGGTTCCTATCAGCGCGATGATACCGGTGAGACCCACGCGGTAGAAATTGTGATGCGTGGCCGTCATGAGGAAATCGACGGCGGCGACAGCAAGCAAGGTGATAACACCACCACCAAGATTTCCACCAAAAACACCTATTACAAATTGACCTGGGACGGTGAAGTGCTGATCGAGGTTGATATTGTGAATATGGTCGAAATGGTCAACGGCGTCGATATGTTGGAAGCCCATCGTCGCAATATCGGCCTGTAACATGGCGGAAGTCATCGCGTGGTTTATTTCGCACCTTATTTCATTTCTTCTTTTTTATTTTATTTGGACAACCATGATGAGCAAAACAGTTGCTGTAGATGAATTACCCTTCATCCCAGCCGAGACTTCCGACGATAAATTTAACGTGATCACGCTGGATGTGCCTATTGTCCGGGGGAATACCACTATTACCGAAGTGACGGTGAATAAACCCAACGCCGGAGCGCTGCGCGGTGCCAAACTGCAAGCATTGCTAGATACCGATGTTGACGCACTGATCCGTGTATTACCTCGTATCACTACCCCTAATCTGACCGTGCCAGAAATTAGCAACCTTGATCCGGCTGATATCTATGCACTGTCTCAGGCGCTGGCGATTTTTTTCTTGCCGAACTCGGTCAAGTCAGACTACCTGAGTGCTTAACGGTTGACGATTTGGTAGCAGATATCGCGGTCACCTTTCATTGGCCGCCATCAGCTACCGATCCAATGACTATCGGCGAGCTTTTAGAATGGCGGCATAAAGCCATTATCCGTAACGGGGGCAGCGATGAGTGATAAGAACCTCCGCTTGCAGGTTTCTTTAAGCGCCATTGATAAAGTTACCAAGCCATTTAAATCTATGTTGGCCAGCAATAAAACGCTGGCCGCTTCCATTAAGGCAACGAAAGACCAACTCAAACAACTGGATGCACAATCTGGCAAAATTGAGGGTTTTCGCAAGAATAAAGTGGCGGTTAATGGTGCTGCTCAGGCGCTGAGCGCAGCCCGCGATAAAGCGCGCCAGCTTGCCACCGCATTAAAAAACAGTGCCATCCCCACCGCTAAACAGGCGAAAGAGTTTAAGCGCGCCAGTGAAGAGGCCGCCAAGCTAAAGCAAAAATATAATGACTTACGCACCGCGCTGCATACCCAACGCACCGCATTGCAAAGCAGCGGTATTGCCACCAATCGATTAGGTCAGGCGCAGCGATCCCTTAAAGCCAATATCACCAGTACCACCGCCGCACTGACTGCGCAACAGCGCCGATTAGAACAGCAAGCCCAGCAACAACAGCGCCTCAGTGCCGCCCGTAATCGCTTTGACAGTAGCAACCAACGCAAAGCCATTGCCGCTGGATTGGGTTACACCTCGCTCTCCACTGGCCGTGCGATGGGCCGAGGGATAGCCGGAGCGCTGCATGTGGGCTATGAGTTTGACGGCATGATGAGTAAAACCCAGGCCGTTACCCGTATTCCTGATAAAAACGCAGCGGATATGCAGGCGATGCGCCATCAGGCCCGCACCTTGCCGCTCTCCTCTAAATTCACCGATCTGGAAGTGGCGCAAGGGCAATATTTTCTTGGTCGCACCGGTTATAGCCCGAAGCAGGTATTAGGCGCGATGCCGGGGATGCTGAATCTGGCCGCAGCCGGAGATATCGATCTCGGTACTACCGCCGATATCGCCTCCAATATTCAAACTGCGATGGGGATCCCGGCGGAGAAGATGGATCGGGTGGCCGATGTGCTGACCGCGTTATTCACCCGCAATAACGTCGATATCCCAATGCTGGGCGAGTCTATGAAGTACTCCGCCGGTGTTGGGCGCGAATACGGCCAGAGTCTGGAAACCGTGGCCGCCTCTACCGCCATGCTGGGCAGCGCCGGGATTCAGGGCAGCCAAGCCGGTACCACTATGCGCAGTATCTTAAGCCGTATTGGTAACTCTAAAGCGGTGAACGACTTAGGGGTTAAGACCGCCGATAAAAACGGCAACATGCGCGATTTGGTGGATATACTCAAAGATATCAGTGATAAAACCTCCAAAATGGGCAACGTTGAACGCGGCGCTATCTTTAAAAACATTGCCGGGCAATATGCCGTCACTGGTTTTGGTGTATTGATGCACGCCGCCGGTAATGGTTCGTTAGATAAGATGCGCGGCAAGCCCGGAGAGTATGACGGCGAGGCGGCGCGGGTAGCGTCAACCATGCTGGATAACCTCAAAGGTGATATGACCATTCTGCACGCGGCGATGGAGAATATCAGCGTTGAATTATTTGAGAAAAATAATGATTGGTTACGCTCTGCCGCCAAAGGGATCAGCGAGTTTATGCACGGTGTGGCCGAATTCCTGAAAGCACACCCGCAGGTCAGTACCGCGATAGTGAAGATAGGCACCGTAGTGGCTATCACTACCGCCGCATTTGGCGCGCTGGCTATCGCCGCCGTGGGTATTTTGGGGCCGTTCGCGCTACTGCGCTTTGCTACCTCGGTATTAGGCATTCGCTTACTGCCTCGGTTGTCATTTGGCATGTCCAAACTGGCGAGCACCACCCCGATAACCACCCGACAGATAGGCACTTTTAGCCGCTCACTGCTTACCTTGTCTAAAAATGGCGGCCAGTCGGCCATTGCCACCCTTAAGGGATTGGGGAGTGGGCTGGTTAATGTGGTGCGCTCGCCGGTTAAATCCGGTATCGGCGGGTTTAAAATGTTGGGCAATGCCGTTAGCTGGCTGGCTAAATCCCCGCTTAAATTCCTGCGCTTTGCCCTCGGTGGCTTGGGTAGCCTGTTCGGGATCTTAATCAGCCCGATTGGCCTGATTGGGGCTGCCATCGTGGGCGCGGGCTTGCTGATTTACAAGTATTGGCAGCCAATTAAGGCATTTCTCGGTGGTGTGGTGGAGGGCTTTATGCAAGCCGCCGCCCCAATTAAAGAGGCATTGAAACCGCTGGGGCCAGTGTTTGACTGGATCGGTGATGCGGTTAAAAACGTGTGGAACTGGTTTAAAAAGTTACTGGAGCCGGTGCAATCAACCACCGCCGATTTAAACAGTGCTGCCGATGCCGGTAAATCCTTTGGTCAGTTTCTGGCTGATGGTATTAACTTTGCCATGACGCCACTTAAAGCGCTGATTTCATCCATTAAGTGGGTGCTGGAAAAGCTGGATGAAGTGAAACAGCGCTCCGAGAAAACCCGCGAACTGGCACAGAGCAATCCGGCGGTAGCCGCCGCCGCAGGTAACTACGGTATCACATGGAAGCCCGCCCCCAAGGGCAACAGCGCCGCTGATATCGCCGCGAAATATACCGGTGAATATGATAACGGCGGCACTATCCCGTTGGGTAAATTTGGCGTAGTGGGTGAACATGGCCCCGAAATTGTTAACGGCCCGGCACATATCACCGGCCGTCGCAATACTGCCGCAATGGCGGTTGCCGCTTCCATGCTATTTAGTGGCTATCAAGCTGCCGCCGCCCCGCTTCATCCGTACAGTTTACCGGCGGCGCAGTACCGCAGTCACAGCAGCGGCCAGAAAAGTAATCACCAACAAAATCAAGCCCCTAATAGCGCGCTCATTATCAATATTTACCCTACACCGCAGCAGGATGCGCAGGATATCGCACGCGAGGTGGCCCGCCAACTGGCGGCCTACAACAGCAGGGAACAGAGTAAATCAAACCGCAGCTATCAAGACCATGATGACTAAGGAGCAATAACATGATGATGGCATTTGGGATGTTTGTCTTTATGCTGCAAACCGTCCCCTATCAAGATTTTCAGCATCAAATGGCGTGGCGTCACCCGTCCAATGCGCGTATTGGCAAGCGGCCAGTCAGTCAGTTTTTGGGGCCAGATGAGGAATCGATTACCTTATCCGGCGTGCTATACCCCGAACTGACTGGCGGTAAAGCCTCGCTCATGGCCTTGCAACTGATGGCGGAAACCGGCAAAGCCTGGTCATTGATTGAGGGGAACGGCGTGATCCATGGCATGTTTGTGATTGAGAATCTTAGCCGCGGCAAAAGCTTTTTTTTTTAGCGACGGATCGGCGCGGAAAATTGAGTTTACGCTCACGCTAAAGCGCACCGATGAGTCTTTAAAAGAAATGTTTGGTGATTTATCCCAGCAATTTGACGATATCGCCGCGCAAATATCTGATACCGCTAGCGGGTTATTATCGTGACCATCATGGATAGCCTGTTAAATAACGGTCATAACGCGCCGGATTATTCTATTACCGTCGACGGCGTAGATAAAAGCGGCGGCATTAAAAAGCGATTAATGTTATTAACCTTGACTGATAATCGCGGCTTTGAAGCTGATCAGCTTGATATTGAACTGGATGATTCAGACGGTAAATTAGTGCTGCCCCGTCGCGGAGCTAAAATAGCGGTGGCGCTAGGTTGGCAAGGGGCGGCGCTGATTGATAAAGGCACGTTCACGGTGGATGAAATAGAGCACAGCGGCGCGCCGGATAAGCTGACGATTCGCGCCCGCAGCGCGGATTTTCGTGAAACGCTGAATGTTCGCCGTGATCAGTCTTACCATAAAACCACTATTGGCGGGATGATTAAAATAATTGCCGAGCGTAATAAACTCACGCCAACATTAAATAAAGCCATGGCTGATTTAACAGTTGACCATATAGACCAAACCAACGAATCAGACGGTAATTTTATTACCCGATTGGCGAAACAATATGGCGCGATTGCTGCGGTAAAAAATGGCAATCTGTTATTTATCAAACAAGGTCAGGCGAAAACCGCCAGCGGTAAACCAATACCAGTCATGACCGTTATCCGCAGTTTGGGTGACGGCCATCAATTTAGTATGGCTGACCGGGGCGCATATACCGGTGTGGTGGCAAACTGGCTTAACACCCGCACCACCGAAAAACCGGAGGTAAAGGTAAAGCGTAAGCGCAAACGTAAGACGGCCAGTACCGCTAAACCCAAACAGCCAGAAGAGAAACAGGGCGAATATCTGATCGGCACTGATGAAAATGTGCTGACCTTACGCACCACTTACGCCAGTAAAAACAACGCACAACGGGCGGCTAAATCCAATTGGGAACGGCTGCAACGTGGCGCGGCGAAGTTTTCTATCCAACTTGCCAAAGGCCGCGCCGATCTTTATCCAGAGGTGCCGGTTAAAGTGACCGGATTCAAAAAGCAGATTGACGAGGCCGACTGGACGCTAGTCACTGTTACTCACTCCGTGAGTGATACCGGTTTTACTACTGCGCTGGAATTGGAAGTAAAAATAGATGATTTAGACATGGAATGATGATTTTTAATCAATAGTCACGCATAATTCTCATTAACACCGACCCTAGTCGGGATGATGCCGGAGTCCGGATCATGTTCAATTGCCCTTTATGCCACAGCGCAGCCCATACCCGCAGCAGTAGCCAGATCACCACCGAAACCAAAGAACGCTATCACCAGTGCATTAATGTGAATTGCGGTCATACCTTTGTGACGATGGAAAGTTTTATGCGCTCAATATCAAAGCCCGGTGAAATTAACCCTGTGCAGCCACACCCGCAAACCGGCGGCCAGGTGGTTATGTTCTGA